ATCCGTCTCCTTTCGCCCTATTGAACAGCGTCCGTTCAGAATATGTATATCGGCCTTACCCACGACCGCTGACTCCTGCGCGGTAAATATCTGTCCACCCAGGTCACGGCCCCTCTACTCCGTGCCCTGCTTATATTGCGCCGACTGCCGGTGTCAAACACCTGTCGAAGCTCGAACCCCGCCGGCAGATCAATGAGAACCCAGGTGCCCCAAGGCTTGTCTATCATAGCTGCGACGCGCTGTGACACTCGGCGGCCCGAGGCTGTGACACGATTGCAGCCCGGGTCAAGGTGTGAGTAGCAGGTAATCCACGCCAGTTTCTTTGTGGGGTCGGCATCAAGCAGCTTCTCGTAGCCTAAGTGTTGCCACCATTCAAGTTCGCCGAACCGACCATCAAGCGCCTTCTTCGCCACGACCTGATGCACCGGCAACTCGCAGGCCTCGGCGGTCGCCGTCAATAGCAGCAGGCTAATCAGGAGTCTCATTGAGTACCTCCAGTTTCTCACACACCCTATCGGCCACTTCTGATAGCTCATCGAAGAAGCGGCGCAGGAGAGATAGAATTGGCCAGACTTTATCTTTGCTCATCATCTCCTCCTTTCATCGGCAGGCTAATCAGTAGAAGTTTCATCGGTGACCTCCTCGTCTACCGGAGCGGCCAGTATCTTCTCCATGGCCTCCGATAATGCGGTCATAAATGCAGCGATATCTCGTAGGCATTGAGCATCAAACTCGGTCGCGTGGTCAGGTTGGAAGACATAGCACTTCCAACCAGCATACCAGTCTATCATCCCCAGTACGTTCCCCGATCGCTTTGCGTGAACAGCCCACAGAGTTTCACCGTAACACTCAACTGTTAAGTATTTGCCGATTGATTGACTCATCGGCGGCCTCCTCGTCATAGCGAACAAGAATGGGAATCAGTTTGTGTGCTCGCTCTAATGCCCGCTCGCGCACAGCCAGCTCCTCCGCCCGCACCATCCGGTTGGCGATGCCGTTGTCGGCGAGGTAGTAGCCACAGTAGGGGCAATAGCTATAGTCAACCGATCGGTATCTGTCGCTCCATCGTCCCGGGGCAAACGACTCGGTATCCCAGTGATATTCACCGCACGCGCACCTTCCCTTGATATTGTTTGATTGCTCACTCATCTGCGGCCTCCTCGGCCACCGGAGCGGCCAGGAGCAGCAGGCTAAGTATGAGTTTCATCAGTTGCCTCCTCAATCAATCTCTCGATTTCACCTTCGATAACGTCGAAGATAGCTGGCCCCTGGCGTATCTCACTGTCACGAATGAGCCTACCACCTGGCTGAAACAGCAGGATGTAAATCTTCTCGGGCGCAATGTTGATGCTGACGTTCATGTCCTGTGCGGCAAGTTCTTCGGCTATGTCCATTGTCCCGTCCTTTCGGCCACCGGAGCGGCCAGGCTAAGTAGGAGTTTCATTCTCAATCACCAAGCCTCTGTTTGTGCTATAAGAGCCTCGACACGTTCCTCTTGTTTGCTTCTTGCTTTGTTTCTGGCATTATCCGCTGCAACAATACTATCAACTACCTCGTGAAGTGCCTTGCAAGCATCTTGGAAATTATCAGCACTATTTACTACATAGGAGAAACATCTGTCAAGGGCATTGGGGTGTGACCACCCAAACCCTCCTGCCCTATCAGGGCGATACTCTTCAAGGAAGAAACGAGTGTATAGTAAAGAATCTCCGTGAATTACCCAGCCCCTAATTCGCCATCTTCGGTTACCTTGCTCCCAGGCTTCAACAATGCAGTCTTTTCTAATTTGACCCTCACCTCCCCCAGGGCCAGCTAACTTGCCAACATCATTAGAATCTATCCAGTTAAGCATAATCATCGACTCCTTCCGGCCAGGCTAAGTTGGGGTTTCATCATCGCTCCCTTCGGCGGCGGGCCGTTCTATTACGCGGAAGTAGTTGCACCACATTGTCTTGGGCGGCTCGTCATCGTAGAAGTGTCCAAGCAGCCACTGAAGGTTCTCGCTGGGTGTGTGGATTTGTCCAACAACACTCGTAGCTATAAAGCCATCCGCACGGGCGAAGGTGTCAGTCATATCTATCTGTCGCATCAATATCCAGTCGCCGAACTCAATGATTATGCCTGTGCGCTTTCCCCCAACGGTAATTTCCTTGCGATTATGATGCCGCTGCTTTCGGAGTGTATGTACCTTTTCACCACATAGTATCATCCCGATGGGGTCGGGGTAGCCAAACTCAGGCATCGGCGTCATTGCGATTGTCGGTAGCTTGCTCATCGCTGCCCCCTTCGGCCTCCTCGCGGGCTTTTACGTCCAGCACCATCTGCGCCTCATAGAGAAAGTCTGCCCGAAGCCTTCGCCACGAGGGTAAATCCTGTGTTGCGCTGGCATAGTCCACAGCAGCACCATCAAGTGCTTCGTTGAGAAGGGCCAGCTCCTTCTCCAGCTCCGCGACACTGTCCTGCCGCACCATCTGGTAGGCGAACCCATCGTCGGCGAGGTAGTAGCCGCAGCGGCGGCAGAAGTGATCCGCCCAGCAAGTATTTCGGTCTATAAGCCAGCCTCGGTCACTCCAATACTCACAGCATCCACACCCACACTTCCCCTCAATCTTATCCGGCTGCTCAGTCATCTGCGACCACGCTCACAATCCCGCCGTACTTCGCCAAAAGTACATCGGCCGCCAACATAAAACCTACAAGTATCGTGATCCTTCTCCAGCTTAGCAATGTCGGGCTTGGCTTCGGCGTTCTTTCGCTTGTCGCGCATCTGCTTAGCCATCAAATATCGTTGCTGGTCAATACTATCGGCCATCCAGGGGTCGCCACACTCCCGCATTATAGCAGCAGCCAGTTGCAGATATTGGCACTTGACTGTCACCACGGCTTCGTCTACTTCTGCTTGCATCTCGGCTATCCGGTCTTTCACCGTTGGGCCTCCTCGGTACTAATATAGTCATTTTCGTCACAGCGCTCGCAATGAACATAAACCTGCCTATGAATAGAGTCATAGCCATCATAAACAAGCTTACCGCCACACCAATAGCAAATATGGTCACTGCCTTCCAACCAGTCTTTCCAATCAAACGGCTCGTGGGCAATATCATCATCTATCTGTGGCTCAGGTGTTTTCATTATCGGTCTGGTAGCCTCCCTGCTTTGCAACGCTATACCTTCATTATAGCACATCTGCGCCATTCTGTCAAGTACATTTTATGCCGCGCGCCATCTCCCGCCACATCTCCTCTTGTTCGGCCTTGGTCACCCGTGGCGGGTTCGCAAAGAGCACCTTCCGGTCGAGCATACGCAGGAAAGCAGCATCCTTCTGCTTCTTCGTTGGTGGCTTCGGGGCCACCACAAGCTTGATTACCTCTCCCCCAATCTTGACAAACCGCTCAGTGCCGTTTTCTACTACCACAACACGCTGGCCGTTCCGGCTCCATTCTAAATGCAGGGGATCAGGAATAGCAACGTAAACCCGCTTTGCGTCAGAAGCATCAGCAGCGTGGTACTCAAAAACCTCCGCTACTAATAACTCCTTAGCAAACTGATCGGCCACCTCCTTCGCCTTCCCAAAATCCCTTTCGTACCGAGTTCGTGGCTCGCGAAACCACGGGGCTTTCCAGATTATCTTATGTCCTGTGTTCATCCTAATCACTCTCCTCTTAGATTACAGCGGATCGCATCATACAACAGGTACAACACCACACCCACCACCGCACTCAGTCCCACATAACTCCACGCCAGCGGCTCAATCATTATTCTCCCTGCATATACTGCCTCGACGTATTCGTTCATTGACCAACAACCTCCTTCCCACGCCGCCAACATAAAACCTACAAGTATCGTGATCCTTCTCCAGCTTAGCAATGTCGGGCTTGGCTTCGGCGTTCTTTCGCTGAGTGATACCAGTCCGTCCTCATAACCGTCAACAAAAACCTCCATATTGTCGGGATACTCAGCAAGCTTTTCGCGCAATTCCCTTACCGTTAACTCCTCTTTACTCATAGACTAACAACCTCCTCGGCGGCTTCTGGTTCCCAGTATTCTGGGGTCATAGAGTCCTCTTCACTAAGTCCCTCCTCGGCTCTTTCTCTATCCCAATATTCCGGGCCGAAATACCTGTCCAAGATGTCCTCCAATAACGCTGTTACAAACTCGTGGTCTTTGCATCCACAATCCTCATCTATTAGATTCAACATACGGGGCGTTATCTCTATTGTTATTCTCATCCGGTTTCACCTCCTTCCCATAACATTCCACAAAGCCTCTAATGCGCGACAAGTTCACTAATACATCAGCTATTTCTGACCTCAAGCAATTCCAGTCTGTCTTACCCTCTGCCCTCTGGCGCTCGTGTTCTGCCCAGAAGGACAGGCGCGCCAACTGTGATTGCGCCTCTGCAATCACCGCAAAGTCTACCACTATTCGCCCCGTGCTCTCCTTCTCTTTAGTCAGTTGTTCCAAGTCCACCTTCTTGTTCATTGACTTAAGCCTCCTTATCTACTGACGCTGCCTCCCGATTTCTGATATTCCGACGTCCGGTATCCTCTCCTCTCGTGCTTTTCGCGCCGGACAACACCACTCATACCTCGCGCAGTGAACCCTGCAATCGTCAGTGCAAACACAGTACGGTTCGCCTTTGTAAAGCTTAATCTCTGGCCTTTGCCTCTTCATAGCTCGCCTCCCTTGTTCAGTCTAACACCCCGCGCCTGCCCCCGAAGGAGCAAGCGCCGACCGTTAGAATACTCCGCTTGCGTGAAAGCGGGGCATCTTTTGCAAACGATGGGGATCAAGGCCTTGGGTCTCTGCGATTACTGCCAACACAGCCACCGCTTGCTCAATCTCCTTTCTGCTGTAGGGTAACCGCGCACAGCGCGAATCAATGTAGAAATCCGCTGGTTGCTCGGCTGCGAACTGGCCCATTATCCCTCCTCCGCACATCACATAAACCGCGACCTGGTGCGCCCCTATGTCCAGCATCCCCTGCGCCCTCTCCGGCTTGGTCTCGCGGGCCTTAGCAAATATATCTTCAAACTGATCGTCCAGTGATGCCAGGTCAGAATCGGTCTCGGCGAATGGAGCCCTGCGATATCCCATATCATAAGCGTGAAACACAAGCTTTCGGGCCGCGAACAATGCCTCATCCAGTTCGAAGTTCTGTTTCCGTAGGCCAGCAATCTCCTCTCCTATCTCTGCAAGTGTTGCTCGGCCTCCTCGATAAAGTCCTTACAGCGATGGTCGGCGGGTAGTAGTCGGTTCATGCGGTCGCAGGCCTTAGCCAGAGCCAAGTCCCGCACATCCCGCGCCTTCTCCGCTTCCCCCTGCTTCAATCCCATCAGGCCAATCGTCGACGTCACGGCCTGTAGCGGCTGGTGGAGCCTATCGCGGTCGGCCACTTCGAGCGTATCTACCTCCTCCAATAGCCAGGTGCTGGCGTCCTCTAATCGTTTAAGCAGGGCTTTCATTTTGGGCCTCCTTCTTGGCGGATGGGCGGCCAAAGTGTTCAGACCAGCCACAAGCATCACATCGCCACTGGATAGTCCGCGCTGTCTTCCGCCCCGGTGTAACCGTCCCCTCTACACCACAGATAGGGCAGCGTTCTGGCCAGGTTGCTTCAATATCTGCTTTGTCTCGTGCGTCTCGCGCCTTGCTCATTTCGCGACCTCCCGTTCGTCAGACTTTTATCATTCCTCGATTACAAGCTCGCCCTCGCTCACCTCTCTTTGTTGTTGTGCCTCTGTCGGTGCGACTCCGGTAATACGAACCATATCCTACCTTCTCCGCCTCCCCACTCTAAGGTCTCACCGTGTTCATAGCACAGATCGGCAAAGTTGAGCAGCCCCTTAGCTGGTAAGTACAGGTTAGGTTGCCTCACATTGCGCGACTGCGCAAGGAGCTGTACGGCGCCGCCCTTCTCGCCAGGTTGCAGCGGTTCCAGGTCAACGCGCCTTGTCTCATCATCATACCAGAGAATAAACCTCTGGCCCTCCTCGATGCCTAACTCTGCCGCCGCCAGGTGGTTGATATTGATCCTATACTCCTCCGGCTGGCCAGTTTCCCGATCATAGGAGACCTGTAAGCTAATCATAGTCTCGTAGTGCCCGTTCTCTGTGGCATAGAACCTGCGCTTGCTCATCTGCTTGCCTCCCTTCCTTGGTGCCTTCTCTACTCTACCCCTTCATCATAGCATAAATAAGAGAAAAAGTCAAGGCCTTTTGCCAGCTTTATTCGTAACTTCCTGGGGTTTCTTTGTGTCTTTTCTGTGAACAAATCCCTTCTGTCCATCGAATCTTTGTTCTAAAACAGACAGAAAGAAGGCAGAACGTGCACTTTGAGATTTTATCTGCCTTCTCCAAAACGGGCACTTTTCCCAGTGATAGCTTGAAGGTGTGCAGAACGTGCAGAATGGACACTTTAATCTATGAAGATATATTTACATATGTATACCCCTCCCCATCGTATTGATCGCACAGAGCGGTATGTGTATATATATTTATCTGTCTATTCTGTCTATTCTGTCTACTTACTTGATATGATAGGCTTTCTTGGCTTGCCGGAGAAGGCAGAAAAGGCGGAAGGTGCGGATTGAGGGCGCAAAAGCCTTGACACGGGGAGCGAAACGCGCAAGGCCCGGGCGTTTTACGTGATATGCAGGGCGCGAGGCGCGAGGGGGTATAGTTGAATTCGCGCGGCGCGATGTTGGACGTATACTTATTTAGTAAACCGCGCATAATTTTCAAAAAATCACAAAAAAATCACAAAAAATATCATATGGGGGGAGTGGGAGTAGTACTTGACAAGACGGATGTAATATGGTATAATGGGTGGTGAAGTAAAAATAGTAGAGGGAGGCATGATAGGTGATAGGCAAGAAGTGGAGACAGAGGCGGCGGAGGGCAGAGGGGTTAGTACCAGCGACCGTAGCGATAGCGGGCTTGGTGTTAGTAGCGGGGATACTGGCGTGGTGCGTCTACATTTGGGTACACTAAGGGGGTAGCGAATGGAGATAGGTGAGTATCGCGGAAGACGCGGTTTAATGGGCAAGGAGTTAGGGGAAGAAGGATGGCGGCGGTTGCATGAGTTAAGTCATGGGTCGCCGACTTTAGCGAGTGAGTTTTTGGGTTACAGATCGACGAGTACAGTAAGGCGGCACTGGAAGCGGTTGGAGTTAGGTAATCGGGGAGATGGAGTGAGGCTGGACTTTGAGCCGTTTTTGGCGGGAGAGGAGCCGGAGAGCACAGGGGACATACGGGAGATGTACTTAACGGCGACGCTCAAGGCGGACAGTGCGCCGCATTATGAGTGGACGGTAAGCCGCGATGTAGAGTACGCGCATCTGGTATTTTTGGGCGATCTGCACTATGGTTCGCCGGAGATGGACTACCGGAGGTTTTTGGCGTTATGCGACTGGATAGCGGAGTATCCGGAGGTACGGTGGATAGGGATGGGGGACTATTGGGACTTAGTGACGATGCAGAGTCCTGGCATACATCGTCAGAGTCTCACTTATGATCAGGCCACCGACTTGATGCGTGAGGACACGGGGCCGATAATGGCGCAGTGCGTGATGTTGCATCGGGGCAATCACGATGAGCGCATCATGCGCGGGTTACAGATAGGGCATGATCCGGTAAAGCGATGGGCAGAGGAGTGTGGTGTGCTCTATGGGGGATATAGTGGCTTCATCAACATCACGGTAACCGACGGGCGCAAGCGCCAGACGCAGAAGTATGTGGGGTTTCAGCACCACGGGTTTGGTAGCGGAACGACCTGGGGGTATGTGTTCAATAGTATGGAGCGGTTAGCGGCGCAGAACGATTGTGACTGGGTGGCGATGGGGCATCGGCATCAGAGGGCCAGTGTGGAGACTGCGAAGTCGCGGGTAGTGGGTGATGTGGTAGAGGTTTATGGGGTGCCGTTGATCTGCACGGGGTCATTCCAGAAGCACCTAAAGGACAGTTATGCAAGCAAGAAGGGGATGCGGCCCGCTTCGTTAGGGGCAATGACAGCACATTTGTATCTTGATAGGCACTCAGTACATGGGAGGGCGTAATGACGACACTCGCTTGGCTTGGCACCATAATCCTGTTTTTGGTCGGACTGCCTCAAATCTGGCGGAATTATGCCAGGAAAAAAACCGACGATTTAAGCGTATGGTACTTTATACTCTTGCTTATCGCCTCCGTACTATTGTTAGCGGATTCAGTTTTTGGTAGCTGGCAGCCGACAGCGGTAGCGAGTTGGCTGGTTAGCGCACTCGTGGCGATAGCCATACTCGTTCAGATAGCCTATTACAGAGGGAGGGCGTAAAATGAAGAAGGTGTACATTGCGGGACCGTACAGTGGTCCCAACAAGCACGAAAACGTACATCGGGCGCGGGAGGCGGCAGCGATACTTTTTGTAAGGGGCTGGGCACCATTTGTGCCTCATACGATGACGTTAGACTTTGAGAAAGATTACCCTTACATAAGAAAGGAGGTTTACCTCAAGACTGACTTAGAGTGGCTAGAGCAGTGCGATGCGGTATTTATGTTACCAGGCTGGGAAGAGAGTGCTGGGGCGAGAGGGGAATATCACCGAGCAAGGGAATCGGGGTTGCCGTGCTATAGTGCGATGGAAGATGTTCCTTATGTGGATGAAGAAAGCACATCTGATTCTGTTGTAGACCATCCGCTGCACTACACGCAGGGCACGATGGAGTGCATTGAGGCTATCGAAGGGTTGGGGCTGGCTTTTCACGAGGCACAGATTTTGAAATATATTGTCCGTTGGCGATACAAGAGTGGCGTGGAGGACTTAAAGAAGGCCAAATGGTTTTTAGAGAGACTTATCGAGCGGGCGTAATTTAGTCAGTACGAGGAGGGTTAAAAGATGGAGATAGCCCATATTAAGTGGTTCGATGCTCAGTACACGGAGGGGCCAGACTATGTGGCCGGCCTGGACCCGGGCATCATAATCGAAAGCGCTGGCGTTCTGATCTCTTCCGACGCCGACCACGTTACGATCGTCGGGGATTGGTGGGACTCCTATCCCAGCGCCCGGTGCCGCCATATTCATCACATTCCCAATGCCAACATCCTTGAGATGCACACGAGTGACGTTGCCGATATGAAGAAGCGGCGCATCAAGAGGGGGGGAAAGAGATGAGTGTGCTGAAGCTGCTGGGGGTTGATGTTGAGAGACTCAATTTGCTGATAGAGGAGTCGCGGATATTGGTGGCGCAATTGCGGGCGATAGCTCCTCAGGTGCAAAATGTTGTAGCCAAGGCCAATAGGATCGTCGACATTGCCCTGGAGGAAGACGATGAAGGGAACTGAGAGTGAGGTGCCGGATGATCTAACGGCTCAGTCGGTGGGCGAGCTAAAGCGCATTCTGGGCGGTGATGTTCAGGAGGGTGATGATCTGATAGCCAGGGTGGCACTGGCGATACTAAAGATGGCACAACGATCCAAGGGAGCGGAGTCTCCGGAGGTAGAGGAACCCGACTTGGTAGAAGAGGCCCGCGACCGCTTTACAGGGCAGTTTTAATGAATGTTGAGCGTGTAGTTGTTCCTGTCGAAGAAGCCCTCCAGATGACGCCCGAGGAGAAGTGGAACTTCATTCTCGATATGTATGGGCTGAGAGGGCGTGAAGACTTGCTCCGCAAGTCGAAGCGCGATGAGGAATGGGCGGAGCTAGGTCTCCGCGACTTGTTTTTTATGACGGTAGTCATTCTGGGTTACGGGCGTGCTACGCTTACTGGTTTGCACTATGAGATGTGTGAGTTCATCGAGCAGGGCGCCGAACGCAGTCGTCAAGGAGAAGAGTGGCATGGGCTGGTGGAGGTGCCTCGCGAGCACTTTAAGACGACTTTCTGTGTCATTGGCCGTGGCCTGCAACGCATTGCTGAAGACCCCGACAAATGTCAGTTGATTACCTCTGCGGTCCACCGTCAGGCACGAGATACCTCAACGGCGATGAAGTGGCACATCGAGCATAATGGTATCTACCAGCGGCTTTATCCTTACATAGTACCAGACCGCGATCAGTTCACCGGAGAGGCTTGGCGGGTAGAGTCGCGGAAACGGAGCCGTACTCCTCGCCGTGAGCCTACTGTGATGAGTATTGGTGTAGGTGGGACTGGGGAAAGCTATCACTTTGATTGGATTTCTCAGGATGACTTGGTGACGCGCCGAAACTCTGAAAGCCGTCTAGTGCAGGATGGGGTGGTGGATTTTTATCAACAGAATCAGGCGTTGTTGAACAAGGGTGGTGAGGAGATAACCACGGGAACACGGTTTAATGACTACGACCTGTATGGTTGGATGCGCAGCGAGGAAAATAAGACGCGCATTGAGATATTCCACCGCGAGGTAGAGCAGCAGGTGGATGAGGGTTCGGAGCGGATGTACTTCATTTTCCCCGATGAGTGGGACCCCGAGCGGCTTGCCGAGAAGCGCAGTAAGATGCGCCTGACCACGTTTTACTGCCAGTATTACAATAACCCACTTCCGGACGAATTGATAAAGTTTGGTGAGGATTACTTTACCCATTACCGAGAATTACCTGATAATATATGCTATACGATAGGTTGGGACCCATCGCCTGGTATGGGGGGAGACAAGTCTGCATTGGTTGTGGTGGCCTACAATGACGTGGGTGATTTCTATGTAGAAGAGGCCCTGACTGGTATGTGGCGGGAACAGGAGCAGATCAAGGGAGCTGACGAGCTAAATCAAAAATATCATGCAGTGCTGACACTGGTTGAGACCTATGGATATGCTAAAACTATTTTGACCTCGGTAGCAACTTTTCAGGAGGAACAGGCGTCTATAAGAGGAGCGGAAGCTTATTGGATGATTGAGGGGGAGGGCGGAGATAAACGTAGTAAACCACATAGGGTATTGACGCTGTTGCAGCCGCTCTATGAGCGTAGAAGGATAAAGCACCACGTAAGCCTGAAGGGTTCGGAGCTAGAGTATCAGTTGAACCGCTTTGGGGTAGCGGAGGCAGATGACCTGCCTGATGCTCTTTACTATGCTATATTGGCAGCGGCAAAGAGCGGCTATATCGGCCCCGCAGATCAACCTAAACCTCCTCCCCAGACACCCAGTGAAAAGTTGCGTGCGGGAATAGAGTTAACAGCCGACGAGCGGATTACGGTAGGGCCGACTATTGAGACACGGGGTGCCTATGATAGAAAAAGGGAAAGAATCTGGTAAAAAGACTTGACGTAGATTTAATTTTGTGCTATAATGGAGTAGATTATGAGGGTATCCTTACCAATCGTAGGCGATATTGAGATTTCTCGTCACCGTAAGCGCCCGCGCAAGGATGTCGAGGTTACGGCGGAACTGGGCCAGCTTGTGTCTGATGCCCAGACTGCACTTGCGAAGCGGCATACGAGCTGGAAAACCTTTGATGAGTATTACTTCGGTGAGCAGAAGATAAACAAGGATGTGAACTACGATGTTGTAGAGAACCGCGATATGTACCCCCTGAATTACTGTATGTCTACGGTAGAGACGATGATCCCGATTTTGTTAGATGCTGCTCCGATGTGGTATGTGCTGCAAGAGGGTGTGGGGCAGGGGTCCCCACTGGTGGAAGATGCCACAATGTTTTTACAGGCTTTCTGGCACTATGCAAAAATAGACCATACGTTAGAAGAGGTTTGCCGTGATATGATTGTGTATGGGACAGGAGTGGGTAAGGTTTACTGGGATAGCGAGAAGATGCCAGTGGAGCGGATGGCGGAACGTGTTGAGATTGTAACAGACGAGGAAACAGGGGAGGCAAACTTCCAGACGATAACCGAGACAGAGGAAGAGCGACTCGGTGACGTAGCGATTGAGTGGTGCGATCCCTTTTCTATCTTCCCCGATCCGAATGCGCGGCGGTTAGACGAGTGCCGTTATGTGGCTCTGAAAACGGAATTGTCCAAGGAAGATTTGCAGCGGCAGTTTGAGTGGCTTGACGAGGATGATATTGCGACGGTAAGTGGTTCAGATAGGCAGCGACTCCGGCCTCGCGAGCAAGAGGAGAAGCGTACCGACCTGGCAGAGGTCTGGGAGGTTTACCACGAGTTTGGCCAGAAACTGACTATCTACACGGGGAGTACGATACTCTATGAGGGCGATAACCCTATGCCAGGGAAGCGCTTCCCCGTAGTGTTCTTTACCAATCGGCGACGGGGTGGATGGATGTTTGGGCAGTCTTGCATTAACGACATTATGGCGACGCAGGACTTCCTGAATCTGGCTAATGTGCACGTAGCTACGAATATGCGCTATGCGATGAACCCTCAGCTTCTCACTAATGACCCCAAACTGAAGGAGTATACTAATAAACCTGGTGGGGTTGTCTACGTCGAAAGCAAGATACGGGGCGAGAAGGGTTTCGCGGAATGGCAGGAGATTCCGGAACTGCCTTCGTCGCTGTTCATTTATATGGATAGACTGCAACGAACCTTAGATGTGCAGTCTGGTGTGCACGATGTGATGGAGGGGGTTAAGCCCAAGGGAATTACTAGCGGAATAGCCCTGGCGCAGTTGAATGAGGGGGCGCAGGGCCGCCTACGGCTGCTGATCCGGTCGATGGCAAAGTCCATCGAAGATATGGGGCAGCTAGTTCTTGATATGATGGTGGCGAACTATGCAGAGGATCGCAGTATAGCACAATACGAGGGAGAGTCGCCTGAAGTAGTGTCGTTGGGAGTGACGTCGCTACCCAAGCTTGGTGGTAGCCAGTATCGTGTGATTGTCCAAGGGCGCGGCGAACTACCTTTGAATCCTGCCGCGCAACTTGATATTGCAATGCAGCTTTATGGCGCAGGGGTTATAGATCAGGTTGAGTTGCTGAAAGTAGCGAAGTGGCCCAATCCCAATGAAGTAGTATCGAGAATGCAGCAGGCACAAATGGAGCAGATGGCAGGCGCGGCGCAAGCACAAGGATTACAGATGATGCCGTCTCAGGAGGCGATGTAATGCCTTTTAAGTCTGAGGCCCAGCGGCGAAAGTTTTACGCAATGAAAGCTAGAGGGGAAATCTCACAAAAAACTATTGATGAGTGGGAGCACAATACTCCTAAGAACATTCCTAAACGCGTTAGACCTAAAAAGAAGAAACGGAGGAAACGGACTCATAATAGTCCGGCAATCGATATGAAAAGCGACGAGATTGTGAACCGACATACACAGCCGCCAACAGCGGCAAAACCTAATCCGCCAGTGAAAAAAGATTCGGATATTGCCCCTCATGGTAATGGCAAGAAGGGCATAGCACCACTGCGGGGACGGTCTGAATAATGAATACACTCGCACGCAAGTGCGATGTAGAGCACCCTCCCGCATCTGCGGGAGGTATAGAACGAGAGGAGTCTGAGTGATGGAACCTGTTCAAGATAACATTGGCCTTGAACCCGAAGATGTTCGCGTTGATGACTCTGATGAGGTCGGGTATAGTTCTTATGACGCACCACATCCCGATGACTTAGAGGGCGTGGCCGACATTTTCGGACAATCTGTGGCTGGTGACCTTGATGGCGATGAGGACGAAACTGCTACGGCAAGTTCTGGTCAGAATGTTGACCTGGCCGAGCTAACCGACGAGGAACTTGCCGAGTTGGTGGCAGCGAACCCTCAAGCTGTAAGGAACCAGGCGATGATGCAATCTCGATTTACGCGCGAGTCACAGAGGCTCAAGCAAGAACAAGCCCAGTTGCAGACTGAACGTGACGAGCTATCGAGAATGCGTGGTGGGGTAGAGACCCTCTTGCAACGTGCTGGTATTGAGATACCTGCTAATGGTAACGAGGGGCCGTTGAGAGCGGCAATGAGCCAACGGGTTCAGCAAGCTGCTTTTCAACCTCAACAGCAACCGGCTACACCCGAGACCCCTGCTGGCACACCCGCTACTTTAGAAGAGTGGGGCGACCAGATTGTGGAGAAGGCGGTAGCAGCTGTTACGCAGGAACTGAAGCCATTGCAAGAGGCGCAGCAACGTGCGGAAATTGAGCGCTATCACCGTGATAACGATATGCGGTTCGCGGAGTTAGCGCGGAATAATCCTGAGATTGCTGATGTTACTGGTCAAAGAGTGAAACCGGAACTTCGCCGGCGGATCGAGAAAGAGATGATCGACACGCAGAACTTCTTTGACCCAGCAGCAACGTACTATAAGTTAAGGGAGCCGATGCTGCGCAAGCGCCGCCAAGCGGCGATAGCTCAGAGTGCTGAGGAGCGCAAGGAAAAGCCGAGCACGAAGCCGACACGTAGCACTACACGGGGCAAGGCGAAGGCATTGTCCTCTGAAGAGAAAACGGCGGCGACGTTTGCTTATGCCAGAGCGCATCCCCAGGACTTCATTGTGGCAGAAGAAAAGTAGGCAATAGGGCAATCTGTGACCTCGCGCTGATGAGGTGACACAGAATGGCCTTGGTAAATACGTTTAATTCGCTGACACGGGATATTTACGAGCCTAATTTTGCCGATAATATCTTTGTTAAATCAGCATTTTGGAGTGAAGCATATAGGCACGCAAAACCAGTAAATGGTGGAAAGCAGTATGTAGCACCAATCAAGACTGGGAAGCTGGGTGGAGGCACTTACCGTCTGGCTGACGACACCTTGACACTAACTACTGGCGAGATCGCCTCGGAGGTTCGCTTCGACTGGCGGCATTACTATGTGCCTGTCCAGCTAAGTGCGATCAACGTCGACCTAAATGCTCAAGCTGGCACCGATCAGATAGCGAACGTGCTGGATACCTATATCTGGTCTGCTGGCGAAACGATGCGCGATAGTTTGTTAGGGACCCACGTCTTTGGTACTGCCGAAGATGACACTTACAACGAGCGCATTGATGGTCTTTATGACCTGATGCAGGAAGAGGATACCGCTGACGGGTTTGGTGGATATAATGGTAATAGCAACTACGGTGAGATATCCGTTACCGACCTCACTACCTGGAAGGCTCATATTGACCGCTGTACTGGCTCATCTGGTGCTTGGGTTCCGAACGAATGCACCGTAGAAGTCTGCCGTGCGATGATCAATGAGATCGTCCACGGTCCCAACGGCTGCAACGAACTACCCCACCTTGCTGTGACCACCCCCGAGGTATACCAGAAACTCTCTCGTGAGATTTTCGAGAAGGGTCTCTCCCAGCCGGTTATTACCCGTACTGGTGAGCGACTGGTCAAGGCAGGGTTCCAGGCGTTTGAGATCGATAACGTGCCGTTCATTGCGGACGAGCACGCTCCTGACTCTACCTGGGATGCTACAGTTGTTTGTACTAATGGCTACGAGAATGTAACCGGAGATCACATCTTCTTCATCAACTGGGATTATTGGTTCCCCTTCTACCTACCGAAGTGGAATATGCAGTTTGATGAGTGGCTGAAAGCTCCTGCTACCGGCCATAAGTACACCAACCGCCTATTCTGGTGGGGGAACTTCATGTGCACGCAGCGCAGGGCACAAGGTGCAATCTACAACATCGATGTGAGCCTGCTGTATGACAGCTAAAAACTGAATAGGGATGTTCGTATAAATATCTATGAGTAAGAGGTGTGAAGACTATGTTAAAAACGTGGAAAGTAACGTTGCTGGCACTGGCACTTGTCATCGGGATGGTTCTGCCGGTGCAGGCAGCATTGTACTACCGCGATATGTCGGGCTATGTGCTGGAACAAAGCGCGACTGCTGATGCCGATACTACTATCCAGTATGAGGTTGGTACGGCAGAGGCGCAGACTATCACGGTGAGTAAGAATGGTGGCGCGTATGGCGTTACCGCCGGTACTACAGCAACGCAGATTGGAGGCGTAGTGTACAAGCTCGTTATACACGAGGATGACATTGACACTAATGGTAATGTCAGCTTCCTCTCTACAGGAGCTACCGACCAACAATATCTACTGAACATCACAGTGGTAGATCACGATGTTCAGTCTGCTATTGCTGCGATACTGGCTGACACTGGCACCGACGGTGTCGTTTTAGGTGCTGATGCGATCACTGCGGCAAAGAGAGCTGACGATGCTATCTCGGCTGAGCACCTGAATACCGGCGCGATTACAGCCGACGCCTTTGCTGCTGACGCGATTGTGGCGGCAACCCTGGCTACCGGCGCGATCACAGCGGACGCTTATGCTGCTGACGCGATTGTGGCGGCGACACTGGCTACAGGTGCTCTGACAGCCGATGCCTTTGCCGCTGACGCGATTGTGGCGGCGACACTGGCTACCGATTCCATCACTACCGACGCGTTGCAGGATGGCACGCTTGCAGCAGCCAAGTTTGGCGCTGACTGTATTACTTCCGCAACGATAGCCGATGACGCTATCTCGGCGGAGCACCTGAATACCGGCGCGATTACAGCCGACGCCTTTGCTGCTGATGCGATTGTGGCGGCTACGCTGGCTACCGGCGCGATCACAGCGGATGCTTATGCTGCTGACGCGATTGTGGCGGCGACACTGGCTACAGGTGCTCTGACAGCGGACGCCTTTGCTGCTGATGCTATTGTAGCAGCTACACTGGCTACTGATGCAATCGGAGCCGATGCGCTGGCTACTGACAGCGTTCAAGAAATCGCCGACCAGGTATGGGATGAGGCTGCCGCTGATCACGTTGGTGCGGGCAGCATCTCCAAGGCGATTCAGGACGGTGTGAGTGCTGCTGGTGTGGCGGATGCGGTATGGGATGAGGCTGCTGCTGATCACGTTGCTGCGCTCTCTATGGGTGCATCAATGGGCGACATCCTCACTGATACTAGCACAGGTGTAGCTATCGCTGCTGACGGTATCACTTCTGCCAAGATAGCTGACGATGCTATTTCTGCGGAGCACTTGAATACAGGTGCTCTGACAGCGGACGCTTTTGCTGCTGACGCTATTGTTGCGGCGACTCTCGCAACTGGGGCGCTAACGGCGGATGCTTTCGCTGCCGATGCTATTGTAGCAGCTACACTGGCGACTGATAGTATTACGGCTGACGCTATTGCCGATAGTGCTATAGACGCTGGTGCAATAGCTGCTGCTGCTATCGGCGCATCTGAAATAGCTACTGACGCTATTGGTGCCGACGAGATTGCCTCTACGGCGGCTGCTGAGATCGTAGCCGCTGACGAGCCGCGTGGTGTATATGTCTACCGAGTGCATAAGAATGAGCCGGTTGCTGCTAACCGGACGGTCTACTTCCGTGCACCAGGTACGTTGCCCGCGAATGCCTCGATCAGCATCAATGGCGGAGCGTTCGCTAGCAGCACCAATGCACCGGCAACTGTGAATGGTAACTTCCGCAAACTCGAATTGAGTAGGGCGGAGACCAATATCGAGGGTCGTTTGGTGATTGACATCACTACGACTTCTACGGTTAGCTATAGTACAATAATCGTAGATTGCTCGAAGGAGGACCCGTTCACTGGCCGACGCACAGGTGGTGTTTACTAAGTAAGCCTGGCCCGCTGCCTGGCTGATGTGGGGTAGGAGTCCCCACCCTCCCGCTCCTACCCCACTGTCTCTTTTTTCGAGGAGGACGTTATGCGAAAAGTGTTTCGTTGGATAGCACGGGGACTAGGGCTGTTGCCTAAGTTCGCTGTTGTCGTGCAAGTAGGGCGACAGAGGTCTGGCTGGGAGCCGCTTGTGCTAAGCTGGCATAAGACGAAGACGGAAGCAATGCGCAGAGCCAAATTACTACGTAGCCAGCGGATACTTTGTGATGTGGAACCTGAGGATACAGCACGAAGGTGGGTGAAAATGTGAAGCGAGTAACACTCCCACAGTTGAAACTCTACCTTTCGGCGGCTCCTCAGCCTCGTGATATTGATATGGTGATCTTGCACCACACGTGGCGACCTAGGGCCTCGGAGTATCTCGGCGAGTATACCTGGAGTGCTATCCGACGCTACCACATGAAGCAAAAAGGCTGGTCGGATATTGGCTATCATGTAGGTATAGGGCCAGATGGCAGTATCTGGTTACTACGGCCTATTGAGCGGTCGGGGGCACACTGCCTAGGGAAGAATAGCCATTCTGTGGGAGTGGTGATGATTGGCGACTTCGATGTGGAAAACCCGTATGACAACGGCTACGCTACTGCCATTGACGTGATAGCTGCTGTCTGCCACGCCTATGAGCTAGACGCAGATGCTGTTTACTTCCACCGTGACTTTGCCAACAAGACTTGTCCTGGAACAAAGATAAAGCGAGAGGATGTGCGCAGATTGGTCAACAGTAAACTGAAAACTGGTTCCTATTATCCAGGGGCGGTTAACATTGTTGTAGAACACAATGGGCAAGTAGTGGGATCGTGTATGGGCCAGTTGGAGCAGGGGACAGTGGTGGCCTCGGTGCGGATATTAGCTGAGCTAGTTGGGGCGGAAGTTAAGGATGAGATACCACAGAGTCGGACGGTACGTATACTAATATAGTAGGAGGAGCTAAATGCCGATAGGCGATATGACATTGGATGAAGTATTGCAGGGCCACGATGAACAGAAAGCCGTGGAGGATATTGCTGCTTTTAAGAGTCAAGCTATGGGGGCCATTACGCAGTTGGCAGCGGTCTTAAGTAACCTGACTAATAGTCCTTGTACTAGAGCGGCAGTGCAACTGCGCCAGGAGATCATCGCGAAACTTAGAGATACCTTTGCGGGGTAGACTATGGCTTTTGACCCGACAGAGTGGCAGTATCAAATGCCGGTGACTATTAACGCTGCCTCCGTTGCGGCCAATATGCCTGACGGCGGGGAGAGCGTCTTCCCTGTTGTCTTGGAAATTGTTAATGGTGGTAAAAACTGGGAAGGCGACGCAGCGAATATCTTTACCCGCGTGGCAAACAAGGCCAACGATATTGCGTTTACGCTGACCGACGAGAGCACCCAGTTACTGCATATCACACCGGAGTATAATGCGACTGGGGGGAGCGAGCACCTGGTTAGTCATATCGGAGGGCCAAGCATAGCTTCGGCGGTGGACACCGAGCTACTGATGTGGACTCGAGACGATGGGGCGGTCAGCCAGGAAAGCACACCGTACCTGGCAGCGGATAACTGGGCTGGCTACTGGGGACTGCACGAAAGCGCGGCGGGGACGGGGACAGCAGATACATACCAAGATTTGAGTGACAACGCCAACCACGGCGACGACTATGTAAGTGATGCGGGCAAGACGGGCAAGGTAGGTGCGGGGCAGGAATTTGATGGTACCGATGACTATATTGATTTGCCCGACCTTGCCGAAACCGCTGCTGGCACAATTACCGTATGGATAAATCCCTCTACCACAATAGGAGCGGCCACCAATAGCGGCTTACTATTAAACGGCATTGGTAGCGGAGCTGCGGGGGAAACTATTCTCTTGAGGTGGACAGGCGCTAGTGGTGCATTGGATTTTTACATTTATGACGGTGATTTTCAGGTTGCGCGGTCAACAACGACGAGTTGGACTGCGGGAACTTGGTATCGAATAGCGGCCACCTGGGACGGCACCACTATGCGTCTCTATGTAGATGGTGCAGAAGAAGATAACACTCTCCAGGGGAGTCCCAGTGGTGCGACCAGTGTTTGGCGTCTAGGACGATGTGACTCTGGCGCGAACCGGTACTTCTTTGACGGATTTATAGACGAGGCTGGCATACGCAGCGCAGCCAGTTCCGCCAACTGGATAACTACAACCTACAACTGCCAGAATGCAAACGATACCTTCTGGACGGTGGGCAGCGAAGTGGCGGTGGGGGGAGTCTCAACACCGATCAATTTGTTCCTGGGCAGTCGTGTGTTAGGAGGAATATGAAATGGCGATCAAGGGCGTTGCGCTGACTGTAATCTATTACGCGTGGGACACGGCCAATAACACGTTTAAGACGGGAGACGTGGGCAACCATACGATGCGTGTGGTGACTGATGGTACGGCTACTGCCGCAGACAACTCTCCTGCTGAAGTAGAGAATGGGGCATACAAACTGCTACTTTCTACCGACGAAATGGACGGGAACTTTATAACCTGGGAGGGGAGTAGCAGCACGGCGGATATTGAGATTTTTGGTGGAAGCGTCGTCACGGAACAGGGAGTGCTGGCTACATTGGCTGTTCCTGGTGACGAGATGGACTTGATAGACGCACCTAACTCGACGGCAATTACGGCTATTCAGTCCGGCCTATCTACGCTTGCTGCTGGTGCTGAGATGGACTTGATAGACGCGCCGAACTCGACGGCAATTACGGCTATTCAGTCTGGCCTATCTACGCTTGCTGCTGGCGCTGAGATGGACTTGATTGATGCGCCGAACTCAACAGCTATTGCAGCAGCAGCACTGGCTCTTATTGAGGCAGACCTGGCGGGGTATGAGGCGTCGGCGAAAACTGGTACGAAGCTAGGCGAGATGATGGCTCTGATCCGAGCTTTTGCAGCAGGTAAGTTTGCCATTAATGGGTCGCCGCCAGTGCAGACGCTATACGAGACAGATGGTGTAACGGAAATATGCACGACTCCACTTGCTAGTGATTATAGTACGAGAGGTGCGCCTGAGTAACGATGCCTGCACATCGCATAGCAGCAAGTGGCTATGGAGGAGTACCGCATCTGATAGCTTCTCGTGGCTATCGGCAGCCTAACTATGCACTAAGAGTAACAGCAAACCATAGCTTGACGCCTTCAATAGTCTTTACGCCGACGCCGGATATGGCGGCATTAGCTTCACCGCAAGACGCGGAGTTCTATCTTGATTATGACCAGGAGACATCTGTTACACTTACTGTACCTGCCGTTGATCCGAGCGGCTATCACTGGGACGGCTGGTACGTTGGTGCGGTGCGGCAGACGACGGCCAAGGCATACAACTTTACACTTAATGCTAACACCACGGTGGAGGCGAGGTACAATATGGACTACAATATAACCGTAATGGCAACATTAGCGGGAGGTGCATCGACAATCTATCCGACGATAACCTTCTCGCCGACGCCAGACAATGATGCCTTGGCATCACCACAGCAGGCCGACTTCGTGCTGAATTATGATGCTGACACCGAGGTGACACTAACTGCACCAACGGCAAACCCGCCAGGCTTCCGTTGGTGGGGCGTCTGGGTAGGGAATACTCGACAGACCTGGAGCAAGGAGTACACATTTACCCTAACCGCAGGTGTGACGGTTGAGTTCCGTTATCTTCACGTCAGAGGTCGTATCTCAAAGAAAAGGTGGTGGCGTTAGCTTGGCAATCTACGGAGGATTAAATTACGGGCAGTTGCGGTCTCAGGTGCACCTTACAGTTTTGGATGTGTACCCAGATCGCATTGACGATGCACTTGTAAAGAAGTGGGTGAAGCAGGGGCACCTTGAGATAGACACGCGATTGCGCTGGACGCGGGGTACAGATACCTTTGATACAGTGAATGGTACTGTATCATATACTCCTACAACCACCAATCGCAATATCGTTGCAGTTGTCTACGACAGCACCGAGGTTCTCGAGGAGATAGATTTCCAGCACTACCTGCGCAAGTACAGCGACTCCCAGGCGACCAGCGACCCTGATCACTATGCGATGTGGGGAGGAACTATGTATCTCTACCCCACGCCGGATGATGCTAAGACGGTAACACTATATGTGATTGAACTGCCCACAGAACTTAGTGCTGATGGTGATATACCGACGATCCCGCCAGAACTGCACTGGTTGATTGTAGACTTTGCGCTGAGCAAGGCATATTTCCACCTGCAAGATATAAACTCTGCGACGAACTACTATGCTAAGTTTGAGCGTGACTTAGCAGCTTGGGAAGACAATGTGGAAAGTTATAGGAACCGCCAGGTGGCGGTCGCCGATATTTGGCCTGGGCACGCTTAAGGAGAGCTAACGATGGCTGCTGGTGTGAAAACACAGGAGATTATTGACAGGGTACGCGTCCGCATCGCAGAGCCTTCGGAGAGTATGATTACTGATGCTCAGCTTGCCGACTTCATTACTGAGTGCCAAAGAGACCTGGTTTGGCAGCTACCCGATGCAGCACTCTGGGCAGTAACTGCCGATAAGACTACAACTATTGTAGCTGGCCAGGAGGCCTATACCTTTGAAACGACCGATAGCGCTGCGACACGCTTTGTGCGAGAACTGTCGGTGAAGTGGAAGGTAACATACGCACGCCGGTTGGAGCTGGAGGATCAGGTAAATCTCGCTACAATCCCTGACCTTAAGGCCTCAGACACTAACCCATTTTACACTATTCACAACGATGGTATCACCTTTGAACTGGGTGGCGAAGCGACGCAGAGCAATGGTAGCACTTTCATCATTCGCTATATCAAGCTGCCTGCGGATATTGACATCGGCAGTTCGCCAGTAGAGCCGGAGTTCCCCTGGCAGTTCTTTGGTATCATAGAAGACTTTGTGGTGAGCAGGGCGTGGGAGCAGAGAGAGGAGCCAGAACGTGCGGCTACGGCGTATCAGAGTTATATCCAGAGGGTACAGGCTGTGTGGGCACATTATCAGCCTGGTGCTGATACCCACCTTGCTATGCCAGTTGGGGTGCGACCTTAAGATGCCTAATAAGGAAGAGATAATCTTCAGTGATTTCTCTGGCGGACAGGATATCCGACAGTTCCCTCCGTCCTACGTGCAAGAGCGTGTGGTACAGGGGAAACTGCCTCATATTCTGGGTGTGACTGTACGCAAGGACGGGACGCTACGCTGGCTTCGCAATCAGTATACTATTGACGGGCCAAGCGGGGTAACACCTGAAGCGTTGTTCGAATATACGACATCGAGCAAAGAACAGTTATTGGTGTTCGGTACAGATGGCAAACTACACTCGCTGGAAACTGACTGGGCCAGTGCCCCGACTCAGTTCGAGTATGGCTATGAGTTATACAACGGAGGTAGCTGGACAGAGCGGGCGACAGGCCAGCAGGTAACGGGACCATGGGGTCTGGTCCAACATCGCGATAAGGTGTTTGTCTGCCACCGGAGTCAGGCTACGAAATGCTACGCGGGGGCATCGGAACTGCTCGAGGTGGGCCTACGGCCACCAGAAACAGCCCCTGGGATAAGCACTACCGATGAAGACTTACAAGTTGACTATACAGAGACTGGTGCTCCCGATTATACCGTGCTTGCCAGCGAGAAGGCCACATTTACATTGATGCCTAACGACTGTGATAGTCGTGTATCTAAAGACCATGGTGCTGCTCACTTTAAGGACTTTATACACGATTTCCAGTTCAAGATTACAGCGGCAGCCGGAACTGTTCCTCAAGTCATCCTTTGGGCGCTGGCGGATACTGCCGATGAGACTTGGGTGAACTGGGGGCAATGTGTTGCGGTCTCGGTCATCGAGATCAGCGGAGTTCTGAAACTATGGTTAAGGCGCGACCTTAGTGGGGGGCCTACATCTGCGGCGCTGTCACTTGATACTGATTATTATTGTACGGTGCAACGTGCCGGTACGATCCTAACACTGCGGATTTTCTCAGATGCAGGGAGGCAGACGCTTGTAGACACTATTGAGGGAACCTGTACGGCAGAGGCATTTCAATATCTCTACGCTGCTACTGCACTGGAGTCCGGCGCTGCGGCGGATACGATGAGCGGCTATGTCACTAAGATCAATATCAACGAAGCAGCAGCGGCGGCGGGACAACTACCAGCGGGGACATACTCTTATTACGTTACGTTCGGCAAGAGCGATACTGATGGCAATGAACTATGGGAGAGCACACGGGGACCGATACGGACCGAAGTGATTGGTGCTGATAAGAAGATCGCCTTGGTGAGCATCCCCACTGTGCCCAGTGGGGACACAACAAACTGGCGCAAAATCTATCGCGCCTACACTTCAGTAACAACAACTGGAGCACAGGGCACGTCATTCGGGTTTCTGGTTAAGCTGGATGACAACACAACGACTACTTGGACTGATGATGCGTTGGAGGCGACCCTCGGTGATCCAATAGCCTTCGATTACGCCCGCCCCCCGCGTGGAGATATAATCTGCTCACACAAAGACCATCTGTTTATGGCAGGGATAGCGCAGACCTCCGATAGTTATGCTGAGCAGAGCACTACTGATTTGCAGAACCTGCTGTTCTACTCGCGGCTGAATGAACCTTACTACTGGCCTGGGGATAACTATATTGAAGTAGGCAACGATAGCCCCATAGTGGGCTTGGTCTCCTACCAGGATTATCTCATCATTGTTAAGACCAACTCGGTGTTCTTGCTGGCAGGCGTAGAGGGTTCATTTGTATTGCGCCAGATAGAAAGCCAGATAGGGGCAACGGACCCCTGCTCGGCAGCGAGTTCCCCGCAAGGTATAGCTTGGACGACCCCTAGTGGGATAGCCCTTTACGATGGGCAGGGCCTGCGGATGATTTATGATGCAGATAGCGAGTCTCCCTTTGATATGCCGGCAAGCGACTATCCGTGGCTAGCCTGGCACCAGGGTTATCTTTACTTTATGCCCAGTGGTACTACTGGTAGTCGGCTATTGCGCTGGGACTCGCGGCGTGATTGCTGGGAGATGCACTACCATACCAAGGCGGTAGACATAGTGGGCATTAGGGCATTTAACTTTGGGCAGTACCAGTCTCACATCTTAGGTTATCTTGATTGCCATACGGCCACACAGAAGATTATGGTGTTACATCCAGCGAAGGCTTTTGCTAATGGGGACGAGGAAGGAACTACTTGGACGCCGTTCTTTTCGCGGGTCAGGATAACACTGCCGCCGATAACAACGAAGCCTGGTGAGGAAGTATGGATACAGAGGATATCTATAGACGGTGACTGGCAGTACGTGGAAGTAGGTACGGGTATAAATGCACTACACGCATCTTATCCAGTGAAGCTCTACGTTAATACAAATGGCGATTACAGCACGGGGGATCTGGGTATTGCACCACAGAATGGTGCTTATGCTTCTGGTGAAACGATAAAACATACAGTATTATTACCACCTAGTTATACAAGCAATACACAATACATACAGATTGCTGGGGATTACGCTGAGGACTTTGAGTTGAGGTCGGTAAATGTGGTAATCTCACACCGTAAGCGTATTGCTGAGGAGGCTGTCTCTTAGTGGCAAGCTATGTGGTTGCCGGCGCAGGCGTTGTAGCTTGCAACGGCACATATAATCCAAGCGGAACATTCGGTGGTAAGACATCGTACGTGCTTTCTACTGGGGGCAAGTGGATATGGTGGAAGACCTATTTCGGTGCGACGTGGGTAATATCAGACAATAAGGGCGACTCCGTACTGGAACGCTATTACCGCGATGACGGTGGTGCTAATCCCGATGATGGGGTTTGGAGTCTTGGTGCAGGGGGGAGCAATCCTGTACCCACAGTTGCAGATGTAGAGGCTGGTAATGGCAATGGCGATGGTGATGAAGGTAGCATTAGTGCTGGCACTAGGATTGAGATTGAGTCAAAGACAAGAGTTGTCCCAAGGTTATACTCAGTACCGGTGCCGTTTGTTGCACGAGATAGCCGTGAGGGGGAAATACTCGCAGATGTCTACGGCAGGTTGCCAACTGATCTTTTATCGCGTTTGGCGGAGATAGAAAAAGAGATAGTAGATAAATTGCAAAAAGTGACAATCGTAGAGCGCTTTGATGATATAACCCATGCGGTTGATGGGGCGTGGACGGATGTTGAGCTTGCGGCTTACGGTGTTGTAGATGACGATGAGTGTTTTATACTCTTTCAGAACAATGTAGCTGCCAGTAATGTCGCTGGTGTCAGGGCTAAGGGTAGTGGTATAGATAGGAGATTAACAAACGGGGGCGGTATGGGGAATAACACTCAGATGATTCTTCCCGCAATTGCTGGACCAGGGGCCGTAATTGAGGTATACTTGGAGGACGCGAGCGATTTCAAGGTGTATCTTGTGCAGTATAGACACTATAGCACGGGTTAGAGGTGACGGATAATGATAATTGGATCGAGGGCGTTTACACCGAAAAAGGACAAGTCTCAATACTCTAATGCTGAGTTTATGCGCGGCTTCATCGAGACGCTGACGGGTAGTGGGCAAGCGGCTCAGGCTATGCCGACGAACGTCCAGGCGGCTAATCAGCGTGGGGGTATGGCGTCTCCGGTTAAGCCTTCAGGAAGCGGTGACGGGAAAGGCGGTTTCCCCTGGCTAGCGGTAGGGGGCTTGGTCGGTGGATTGCTCTCCAAGCCCAAGGCTCCCAGCACCCCCAAGGCCCCAGAGATACCTCCCCAGGTAGGGCGTCTTACTGGAGGATATGAGCAGTCCTATGGCAGCTTGCTGGGACAGGCACTAGGTGGGCAGATGGGCTACCCGCAGCCCTATTACCAGCAACAGGTTAGTCAGGGTATGGCTGCTTTAGCGGCGCAGTCGGCGCAACAGCGACAGCTATTGACGCAGGCTTTGGCAAGTCGCGGGATGCTTCGGTCGGGCGCAGAAGAGCGCGGCCTGCGCGGTATCGGTGAAGCGCAGATGGCAGGGCAGTCTAATCTGCTTACCCAGCTTGCAATGCAGGACCTTGAGGCGCGGCGTGCAGGACAACTGACTGGCATGGGGCAGTATCAGAATCTGCTGGGTCTGGCGTCGGGGCAAGCATTGAGTGCTCAGCAGCTTGATATGGCACAGCAAGCGGCGTACCAGCAACAGCAGCAACAGTGGCTGAATACCCTGGGAGGCTTAGCCAGTGCTTATGCTATGTATCAGTATGGACAGCCTGGAGCGGCTGGTGGCCTCTCGCTTAGCCCTCAGGAACTCAATATGATACAGATGGGAAATCTCGGTGGTTTGACAGGGACGCCAGCTAGGTTGTTATAGGATAGGTGAGAGAGTATGCCTAATGTAAGAGATGTTTTCTCAGCGTTACTATACGGTGGCAAGGACTATCTTGAGGGCCAGAACCTGGCGATGCAATACCGTGCCTTGCAAGAGCAGCAAGCTGCGGAACAGGCAAGACAGCAGGAACGCCTGCGGATGGCCCAGACACAGCTGGAGGAAGCTCAGGCTACAGATAGGCTGACAAGGGCTGCGAAGAAACTCGATATAGAAGTAGCTCAGGAAAGACTGCGACAACTTCAGGCAGAACCCAGTCAAGCAGAGCAGGAGTACCAGCAACTTGTTAGGAAGGTTAATGCTCTAGGTGCGAATAGACTACCAGCACCTCCTGAGTGGCAGGCAGCGTACGAGGGACTGGCGGCAACACTACCTGGGCAGGAGGGCTACCAAGCTCCTACTACTGTACCCCTGCCTGATCAGCCCACAGCGGAACAGCTTTACCAAGCCCTAGGTCAATACCAGCCGCAACCTGGAGAAACCTTTGAGATGCCAGAGCTTGGTATAACCCGCAGGGGGCCTGCAATAGTCTCTGAGTTAGACAAGGCGAGGCTGGTAGAGCAAGAAATAGATAATTATGAGAAATTGCTCAATATCGAGAATCTACCAGAGGAAATACAACTTCGACTTAGGGATGCTAGAGCCAAAACTCAGAGGGCAGAGAATGAGGCAGTGGCAAGTGGCTGGGCTGATGATACTGCACGAATGGCTTACTATAAAGCGGTCAGAGAGTATGGTCGCATAGGGCAGGAAATAGCTTATCATACGGAGGCCGATCCGAAGAGACTACAAGCCATCGACGACACACACAAGATGATAGAATGGTTATTGGGGACAGAGAAGCCTGCGTTGCTGGACCTAAAAAAGGCGGCTTCTGAGGCGGCAGCTTCTCAGACCGCTGCGACTCCTGGGGCCATTACTCCTGCCACGGTGTTCGGCAGACTGTTTAGCCTGGCGATGGGAGCTACTCCAGCTAATCTCCCTGAGGTCGAGAGAACAATAGAAGCATCAAAGGGTCTTAAACCAGATGACAAGGTACTGCTTCGTAGTACGGCGAAGGCCCAGGCGAAAAAGGCTAAGCCCCAGGGGCCACTTGATTATAGTTTGTTGGGCGGAGATGCAGGAGTGGATATGTGGAGAGAATAAATGGCTGATTACTGGACCCAAGTTAGAAAAAATCTGGAGGGCCTTATCGCACGGGTAAGGGCTGGTAAATACTCACTAGAGACAGCGATAAAGTATGCCAATAGCCTTTATCGTGTAAAGAATGGCCATCTTGGTGTTGAGGACCCCGAGGGTGACCGTGCTAAAGAACATGGTCATTATGTAAGGGCGTTTATGGATGCTCGTGCTGTGACAAAGGGTAGGAGAATTGTAGACGAGATTCGTGCCCTTGGGGAGAAGAGGCTTGTGCCGAGCAATGTTGCCAATTTCTATGCCGAGAAGGCAAGGCCGTCATCCCCTATTTTTATATCACCAAAGGAACCTCAATTCATTGCTCCTCAGCAACCTCCTACACCCGTTGAAGAGAAACTGAATGCGGGAATAGAGCAGGTGCGTGACGGTAAGAAGAAATACGCTACTATGGTCAAGGAAATTATGGCGGTGGGGCCTATGATATTGGGCCAGGAGAAGGTTGCTGGTTTAGTGAATGAGGCGGGAATGGCTGCGGGCTTCTCCCCTCAATACATTAACGAGGTTGCGGTACCTCGCGAAATTAAGCTAAGCTCAGTTTGGGCATCAATGGGGATTCCTCAGTGGATTGTGGAGCGAACAATAGTACCTCTATACAGACACTGGCGATATGGAGAAGAGTTAGAGGAGACAACAATAGATGACTGGAGAGAGTTGCAACGGGATGTAGCACGGGGTAAGTATCCTGTGGAGTCTACAATTCCCAGTTATTTAAGCAGCCTGCCCGAAGACGCTACATTCCTACAGAAGATTGGGGCAGTTGCCGCAGGGTTAACTGCTGATGTAGCTCGCGACCCTTGGTGCTGGGCTAGTGTGTTGGGAGGGTTTAGGGTTGCGATTGGTACTGTAGCAAACGGTGTTACAAACCGGACGGCAGGACGCTGGTTCAAGTACGCCGCCACTCATAAACCTGAGGTTGCTAAGGCGGCTACGGCCATGAGAGATGCAGCATTAGAACTTTTGGCCGACCGTTCTTTCGATGTAGAAGCATTCACAAAAGGTGGAGGAATCGAGTATGTTCGGGCAGCTTTTGTTGCGGCTGCTCGCAAGGGAGGCTTGGTGAAGGAAGAGGTTGCCAAGTGGGCGGCGGAAGAGTGGATGCGTATCTGGCAAAGTGGTCTAAAGAAGCAATTTCGCATTCTAGGCAGAGAGATTTTCCCTGATTGGAAAGCAGGCAATGAAATCGCAGATATTGATAAGGCTATACGGGCTAAACAAGCTAAGATACTAACCATAGCTACTGCGAAAGCAGTAAGGCGGATGGCACCAACAGCTGCGGAACAGAAGCTTGCCCAGATCGCCAATTTGCCTGCGGCAACTGCCTATGAGACGAAACTGGCCGATAAGGCGGCAGAAGAACTAACGAAGATGGCCAGGGGGTCGGACGTTAGCCTGTCAAAGATAGCGGAGACAGTACGTGATTTTATTGTTAGAACTGGTAATACTCCCACTGTTTTCAATGCGCCGCTAGGTGCAATGATGGGCAAGTACCAGAGACTTTCTTCTGTATACGCAGGGAATTTAGCCCGACCCTTGCGGGGCTTAACACCAGCTGACCGAGACAGGGTGGGTGAGCTTATGGCGTTGCATCCTCAGGTCGTGAGAAGTAAGCAATTTGCTGAACGAACGGGGATACCAATAGGAGAGGTTTGGGAGCCGCCAATAGCCGATCGTGTAGAAACAGCACTGAAGATGACAGGAGAGTGGACAGGGCCAGAACAAGTAGCTAAGATATTAGATACAACGAAAGCCCTCGTAGATAGACTACCTCCGGAAACGAAGAAACTCTGGATAGCAACCGACGAGATGGTAAAAGGCTTTATCGGCGCTCGCCAACGTATTATTGACGAGATCGGTATTGATGTTGCTGATAAGGGGCCAAGCTATCTCACTTATCGACGTGCCAAGCCGGAGTATAGCCGGCTCAGTCATGTAGCCTTACCACAAGCCAAGCAGTGGTTTCAAAGATTTTCTGAGTACGAACATCCTGTTGTGGTAGAATGGTTGCGGGCTGCTGGACACGAGGAAATACCCGCAGCCATAACCGATCCTTTGCCACTTAGTATAGCGTATGGCCACGGAATGGCGAAGGCTATGCTACATAAAGACATCGCTGCTTTCTACAAGCGATATGGCGTAAGATTTTTAAACAAGCAAGCAGCGGAAGTGATGGGGTGGGGGCCTCCCCTCCAAACAGTTGAGGCGCAATACCTGGATAGTATCGGAAAGCCTTCAGCATTAAGTGGTCTGCGGAGCCACTACTTACCATTAGGCGTTCCTAACTATATTACATCTCAATTATCTTCTAAGCACACAGTACAGAAATTTGCAGCGAAGTGGGGGTCAATTTCCCGTCAAGCGGCATTGAATACTATACACTTCCCTATGATTAACATACCAGAACAGTTCTTTAATGCGGCGGTAAGTGGTGTACCCAGCCTTGCTGATCCCCGCAATATTAACACCTGGAGAGCAGCATTCCGAATAGCGATTGAGGCTATGCTGGACGACACTATTGAGGCAGGCATCGCCTCTGCTCCAAGAACCTTTGGCGAGCGTCTTAGCCTGGGGGTTGCCAGGGGAGGGACAGGCCTAAGCGATGTTATTGATAAGAAACTGTCAATAGTCCTGCAAGATAATGTTGTTATGGACAATGTTCGCAAGTTCCTAAAAATACAAAAGATTTCGGAGAATGATATAGCAGAGACCTTAACCTGGCTTAAACAAACCGATGTTCTACATGGAGGATATGCTGCAAACCTAGGAAGGTACGAGGCAAGAATAAATGATATTGCAGATGCTGTTCTAAGAAACACCATAGGCTGGGGGATTAGAAGTGGGGGAGCAATCGAGGACTTCGCTCGTTCTGCTGCTGCGGCTGCAATGCACCTTTCTGGATTGTCGGATGCAGACACAACAAGAAGACTAACAGCAGGTTTTGTCCCCTATGGAAGAGCCTGGCAATCAACATTCAGTGACTGGATGCGTGCACCATCGTATTTCTTTACCTATGGTTGGACTCGTCCTGGTCAAGTAGCTAACGCTGTGATAGAGCGCCCCTGGCTTGCTTATTTACCCGCTCGTATGGCGCAGAGTGCTTATGATACAATGTTCAACGATGAAGGCCAGATAACACTAAGAGGACGAGATAAATACCTTCGCCTTAATCCTAAGTATAGACCTGTCAACTGGGATGCTTGGCCAATAAGTATGCACAAGGAGAAGTTCCCTGATTGGTTTCGGGAACGGTTTGTCCCCAATCTAGCCATACCATATCCTGGCCTTGATGTGGTCGGAGATGTCTCATCTAGGCTGGGACTTACTTCCGAACGAGACCCCTCGCTTACCGGCGCAGCACTGCGTTCCATCCATCCCTGGCTTAGAGCTGCCGGTGAGGCTTGGCACGGGAACACAGAAAGAGCCTTTGAGATTGCCTTCCCAATAGTTACTAGGGCTAGGCGCTGGTCGAAATTGGCTAGGCCACCTACTTACCAAGAGATTTTGGATGTATACGATAAATACCATATATCACTAGCGGGCAAGTCTCCTGATCCTACAGTAACAGAAGAACTTTGGAAAATGATGCAGGCAGAAAATACTATAAGGGAAACAACGGGTTTCTTTGTTAGTTTTCAATCCGTAGAAGGAATGCTGGACAATTTGAGTCTTGACGATAAAGAATGGTTAAACCAGGTTAGGACGGGAAAGAACAAGCCTCCATTATTGTATTCTAATCAACAGCAGACTGAAGCTGCTGAACGAGCTGTCGCCTTGGGCCATCCTCCACCTACATTAAAGGATATGAATGATCTTTTAGGCCAGGGGATAACGACAGGTGCATGGTTAGCAACCGAGAAGAAAAGGGCAGAAGCGGCACGAGTATCGCAACTTGGATTTGACGACTGGCGAAAAGAGAACGCCAGACGAAGACAAGTTAATGAAGATTATCTACCTATAACCGAGAATGCTCTCCGTGAACTCAATAAACGGCGAGCATCTGCTGACCCTGTAAAGTTTCCACCCTATACCCCCGAGCAGGTAATGGCCCTTGAGCATCTATCGGTCCCTACGTCACTGCCCGCAGGGACGAGAATGGCAAGAGGAGCAGTATCTAGCGACGTGGGGATGTGTGCCCGAACGATGTGGGAATCCTACTTTGGGAAGACGGGATATGGAGATGCGGAAGAGGCACCGGGTGTTTGGGCGAAGGAGGGCTTCACTACATTACCCCAGGGGACACCCATATCGGAAGGCAAGGCTGGAGACGCAATTTGGTATCCACTGGGGGAGCATGGGCATACAGGTTGGCTATTTGTGAACCCAAAGTCAAAGCAGCTAGAACTGTTGAGCAACTATGAGGGGCAGTTAGGCTTTAGTCCTCTGCAAGATATTCCTGGCACTATAATCAGTCGTCCCCCCCCCATGAATGCTTTCGAGTATGAGTTGCAACGATTAAGGTGATGACTGTGTCGAACGTAAACGGCCAAGCCCGTACCGACATCGCTGTTCTGGTGCAGCGCTTAAATGACCACGAGAAGCGAGCACGGGAAGATTGGGAGAACATAATTGAAAAGCTGGCTGAAGCTAAGGCGCAGGTCAAAGAAAATGCCGAAGAGGCCCAGCGGAATGCCCGCGAGGCCAAAATGATTGCCAGGCAAAATAGCCAAACATTAAATACAATAAAAACGGAAATGGCGGTGGCTCAAGTGAAGATGGACAATGGAAGCAAGAGGTTTGTCGCGCTTATCGCCGCCGCCGCCAGTATATTTGCGGCGGGGCTAACAGCGTTGGTTCAAATCCTCATCCACTAACAAAAGACAATTTTACGCATTACTTTATAGAGGAGTGTTGACTTATGGACTGGGAGCAATTCCCTGAGTATGTTGCTATTGCTATAACCACTATCGCCACTATGGGTATGGTGGGTGCTGCCACTATGCAGATAGTCAAGGAGGTCGTAAGGCTACTCAGAACAGCAATACCAGCGTTCCAGCTTGAGCTTTCTGCGGAGTTTATGACCATAACCAGCGGGTTAATCTCTGCTGGGCTAGCTGCTTACGTTATGCACCAGACAGGGACGCCGCTTGCTGTAGCAATACTAGCTTGTATAGTCGCTCTTTATTCGCCTAAGGTAACACACGACGCAGTACGACATCTATGAGAAGGGAGGTGACCTATGAGAATTGCATTAGCTATTCTGCTACTACTGACTCTCGTAGCTCTGCCCGCTGTTGCGGGTGATCTGCTAATAACAACCGAGAAGATCGAGGTCAATGGGTTAGTTGGCAGCATTGGTGTGGCTGGCGGGGCTTTCTGGCCCGTAGTTAGTATAGCAGACAGTGGTGTACAGCTTGGTCCGATGGTTGCTATTGGAGAAAGCACGGGAGTTCTTGGCGGTGGGGCTAAGATCGGAGTAACTATCGATGCTCCCATACTAGAAAACCTCAATTTCGGTTGGATAGGATATGGTTACAACTGGGTAGAGAACGATTGGGGTCTTGAGTTTGGAGTGGGAGTAACTAGGTAGAGAACGATTGGGGTCTTGAGTTTGGAGTGGGAGTAGCAGTTGCTCTCAAGTAGCCTCAGGAAGGTACTCTGTGACGCACGACATCGCGCGTAGACGAGCGAACTTCACGTTATGAAGCCTAGGGCCCACGAAACCCTAGAAAACGCGTCTGGGCGCTTTGTCGTGCTCCTGAGCACTATTTGGTTATAACTGAAGCCATCCATCTAGCAATTAGACGCTTTATCTTCCGAGGATCGTCCTGTTCAGAGGGATAGGGGGACGTGGCGCGCAGGTACTCCTGGGCTGCATTTTTCAGGGTTCGCTCAAGTACCATTACTCGATTGCGAAGGTTATTGCGTTTGTATTGAAGATAGTGCTGGTAACGATTACATTCAGCAAGACGATCCTCGAGAGCAGTAATTCTCCTCAGCCATCGAAGTCGGCTTCGGGTTAGCCTCCTTCTTGTTACCCAAGGCCACCTAATCATTTCTTTCACCTCCTATTTTCTCTACGATCCGTTTGATCCTCCAGGGGTCTCCACGAAACCTTGTTATCAGCCCGCCTGCCATCTCCTTCCGGAAGTCCTTGTGCACAGAATAACGTAGTGTCCAGCGAGATGGGTTCTCCCCAAACTCTGCTGAATGTGCCTTTACACTAAGCACACCTACATTACACCCTGCCCTTACCATATCATCAATACAGGCTTCCTGTGTTGAGGTAAGCTTATTAGGGGCTACCTTCACCTCGAACCACCACGATACGCCGTTGATGCAAGCATAGATGTCCGGCAGACCTCTCCGCACAAAAGGCGTCGCTGCACTTATCTTCTGCACAAATGCATTAGGATCATACCGCTTAATGTCCTTCATGATGCGTTTTGTTTCTCGTGCCTCGGGACCTTGGGGCATTGTAACCCATCTCCTTTAACGTCTTAACCCAACGATAGATTGTTGTGGGGCACACATTAAACTGCTTTGCCACCTCAGCATACGTATGCTTTCGCAGCAAAGCGTAGAGCCGATAGACATTATTCTGCAACATTGCCCGATGCCGTATCCCCCCTCCCCTACCAGGTCCACGTATCGCTACACCGGCAGCGACTAATATCCGGCGAACCGCCTTGTCGCTAGCCTTCATGCCCAATCCTCGTAACGCATCCGCTATATCCTTTAGGCTTTTGCCTTGCTGATACTCATCCGCCATTGTTTTATAGATACCTGCTGACCCTTGGGTAACTATTGGTGATGGTGCTCCTCGTACCCGACGGGCAATACCGAGTTCTTCAAACACCTGTCGTACCCGCTCACGTGTCACCGGAGGATTAACCATTGCACCAATCTCCGCCAACGTCATCTTCTCGCTCCAATATAACCTCCGCAACTCATTCGTCGAATACTTGTTGAGCGCTTTCCTCTCCTGTCTCAGCGAAATCACCTCCTTCATCTACAGTTTCTTCGGTTTCTAAATCTAATGCAGTCACTATTTTCTCCCAATCTAGGCGCGCCCACCTCGCTACTATTCCCTCAAACTGGCGCTTGGTGCCATAATCAATGAACGCATGGTGATTACGAAGGATATTCAAGAGCTTTCTCGGTGAGAGCCGCTCAAACTCCGTACCCCTAAGTGGCCCCGTCTTCTGTGCTATACTTGTAGCGACCCATAACATCCTCTTGACCTTATTCTCTACTACCCCATCAGCCACCACGACTCCACCAAGACTCATTCGCCTAAAGCTACTGCTCCCCGATGTTGCTAATTGGTAAACCGTATATGGCACTCTATCTATCTCGAAGGGTGAGCTAATCAGGTCAGATACGATGCGCTCCTCTAGTGTTAGCGTGCGACTCTCTACCTCGTACTCTGCCTTTGATCGGAACAACCGCTCTGCCACGGACTCAAAGTTTTCATCCAACATCTTTGCAGTGGCCAGTATCGGCAGGACATTGTCTCGGTGGCTAGGCGACATCAGGCCATCGTAGGGCAGATGCCCATAAAGTAACTCCTCGTATGCTGCCCGCAGGTCCTCGTAGTTGTTTTGAAATGCCAGCAGGATACTCCGGCGCATCTCTCGACAATCTGCTCCTTGCTGCGCCCAGAACTTAGCTATGGTCTCGCCAGGGCTATCCCATTCATCGTCGTATTCCGGTTGGATAACAAGCCAGCGGCGTATCTCCTGATCAGCCTCCCAGCTATTAACACTGCTACAGATACAGCCCATATTCAGCACCGTGCGCCTCCAACCGCCCTCTGCTGTCCCTCGCAATCTACCCGCCCCCGACTCCGCTGCATTGCGCATTGAGATCAAGGCGTCGAGAGTATTCCTGTCTTTTTTAGAGGGGTTAATAACGTTAATCTCGCCTTCGTCTAGCAACAGCGTATGCGCTGACTCACTATATCGCGAGTTCAACCCCGCCTCTGTTATATTGTCTTCGCATTTCCCTGTTACTATGAATGGGCCACCCATCCTGGCGTAATTGGCTGCACCCCCATAAAAGCCCTTAACCAATGTGCTCTTACCACTACCTGACTTCCCCTGAAAGTGCACCAACGGTTTGCGTGGAAAGACGGTATCCCACGTAAATGCGAAAGGCAGTAGCGCAAGAATGTTCACATCACCCTTGTGCTTCAGTTCCCAACCTCGCTTTATAGCTTCGCATAGTAGCTCGTAGACTTTATCAGGTGCATAGTTAGAGTGGATCGGTCGGTTCAATTCGTCGATGTTAAACTCCAGCCAATCATCCTCGTCACTACAATCCACAACACAATGCTCAGTAATGAATGGATCGGTGGCTTCCACCCAAGGCCGACCTGGCTCCTTAACTAACATCCGCTCACCAGAGACGATAATAATCCTCCCTTCTACGATATGTAGGCCACTTTTCACCATCCGGTAATTACTCATAGGTGGTGCTTTCTTTGTCAGATAGAACAAACCATCTCTGAGCAATGATGACGCTTCATTTTTTCCAACGCCCTTGATGCTCCGCAACTCCCCCACCACGTCTACCACGGGGGCCATCATACCAGGTATCTTGTTCAGTGATGTCAACGGTAGGCGTACCAAGTTCTTGCGTTTCCTTGCCCACAACACCAACGCCGTACTCTGCTCGGTCTGCTCGTAACCTATAGCGCGATAATGCTCGTCGATTATATCTACGGCGCGAGATACCTTGCCAAGTGAAGCACCGTCCAGAACTTTGCTTATGTCCTGGCTTAGCTGAGTCTTAGGAATACTAAGCATACTGCTGAGGTAATCTATAGCCTTGGCCTTCCTGGTAGAGGCCATTGCTCCAATAACTGGATAGACACTTTTCTCTAGCTCTGCGTCAAGGGTATCGGGATCGCGGCGCAATCTCAATAGCCACGGGACAATCAGGTCTTCAGCGTCCTCTATTATGTCGACTATGGCCTCAGGCCCATTGTCTCGCAGATAATCACAAAGGTCTTGCTCGCGACCAGGCAGGTCTACTATCCGTACCGCTGCTCCACCTAATGCTAGCTGGGAACCCAGGGCGATAGCCGCCTCTCTTCCTGCGCCGTCGGCATCGAAAGCAATCACCGCCTCCCCGTCTCCTATTGCCGACAGTATCTGCTTGCGATAGCTCTCCTTCATCTGTGTACTACAGGAGGAGACTATTGCCCAGTCTTCGCCTAAGAACTCCCGTGCCTGCCAAGCAGCATAAGCGTCGGGTATACCCTCAGGGATAAGGACGCGACTGGCTCCCCGCAAGCTATCTGCTCCCCACAGTGGCTTCTCAACCGTCGTTGCAATCGCAGGTCTTTCCTTAGACGGCAGGCTCTGGTTAATCCATTTGGTTTCGGGCTTATAGGTCGTACTCTCAATAGCCCGCCCTGCCACATAGCAGGGCATCCCGCCGCTCAGCCAGGTGAAGGTCAGTCTTCCAGTAAGGGGGATGAACGGCTTGCTATCTCGTCCTTTAATGACGAGACCAGTGCTTCGAGCCTCTTCGACACTGAGTCCAGTTTCGGAAAGCAGCGCGTCCACATCTCCCTTAGCATAGCCAACTCGACAATAGGAAATTGTTTCGGGTTGAAGTCCATACTGTTGGTTAAGAAACTGTCGCAGGTCATCTGTAAGTCTCGTATGCCAACATTCCACGATTGCTGCAATGCGTCCTCGTACAATCCTTTTCTCCTCATTGAGTAAAGCCTCCTTCGTTTTCTTGGGCTTCGGTATCTCAATGCCAGCATACGCAGCCAATTCCCTACACGCTTCATTGAACTCATCTCCTTCCAGCTTAGGTTTACCGTGCATATAACCCCACCAGCTAATCACGTCGCCACGCGCACCACACGACCAGCAACACCAGTGCTGCTCGCTATCGTTGACTACTAGCTCAGTAGGGTTTGTTCCAGGATGTATTGGGCACGTCCCGCGCCATAGGCCAGGTCGGCCTTGCTTCAGGTCAGGGACATCTCTACTAATGTACTCAGATAAACGGATAGCGTCCTTGATATCTTGGGCGAAATCCGGCATAGCTTTTACCTTTCTGCGTCTCAGGCATCCGATGTGGGATATTCGTCAAGACACTTGACTTTTTCAAACGGGATGAATGTCATTCCTATTGAGGAAACAATAACAAAACACCTTGACTCTACGTGTAGCTTCAATTCTGCCTCCTCGAACACACTCACCTCACTGTCACAATAGGTTACAGCGATATTTGTGCTCATGGTTTTCCTCCTTCCGTTCCAATTCTCTATATTCATCATACTCTATTGCTACTGGGTCATACCCCTCTATCTCCCGCCTGCAATACGGGCAGACGAAACTCCCCCTAAACACAAAGAACGCCCAGCAGTCCTTACAGAACAGCGCATGGTGCTGCGATAGGTGAGGTCTGCGCGACACTTATGGTTTACCATCCTTCCCGTTCGGTTGGTATCAAGTTTTTAATACAATATTGAATCCAAGTAGCATCTACCCCACTCAAGGCAAGCCTGTCGCCAGTCCAGGCAACAGCACAGTTGAAATTAGTCCTAGCCCACCACCATTTGCCAACACGCAGAAGCCAGATGTATTTATGCCCACCCACAACATTCAAGGGATCAACATCCCAGCCTTCTTCCTCCCACGAACAGCGACAGTACTTTATACCCCACAGTGCCCAAGAATAGACCGCCTTCCGGCTTGTACGTCGCGATGATGTCCTGCGCCAAGTCGCCTGTACTTGGTTCCCAGTTGAGTGCTGGTCTATTTCCTCGCGCACCTTCTGAAGTTGAGCTTCGTTTAACCCATCATTGGTCACTCGAACACCTCCTCTCCGTTGTCACTTGCCGCGAACTCGTCGTTGCTCTCACTTGTCTCAAGCGGCATTCTCATCGAAGCCTGCGCACAGCTATCACGCATGGCTTGTAGCTCAGCGACAGCCTCTGGCTCAAGCTGACTTGCCAGAGACAGGACAAGTTTGGTATACTCTATGCCCTGGCGGTTTATAGCCTTCTTCGCACCAAAGTGCGTCACGACCTGCCAGTACGCTAGCTTCTTGCCAAACAGCATCAGTGAGTGGTGCTGCGGTTCCTGTACGCTTGTTGTTGGGGCGTCAAGTACATGGGGGAGGATATTGTCTTTGGGCAATATGAAGAGGCGTGCCTTTTTCGCACAGGCTTGCCCTTCGCCACTGCGCGCAGAACCCCATTGCGACCAAGGGCACTGACGACACAGGGCTTCCTTCTCCTCCTCCCGCCACCAGCCAGTTATACCATCCTTACTTGAGCAAGCGGGGAACGGGTTCTTTTCGTCGCGTTCCTCGAATGGTTTATCCCAGTACACCCTGAATAGGTGCATGTGGAGGATAACACCATCAAAACCCTTAGCCCCCGATATTAGTTCCTCCTCCCCCTCGATACTCTCAATGCCAAAGCCTACTGCTCCGGCGTGCTTGAGGGTGATACGTGGGATAAGGTCAAGGCTCATCCCTTCTGGCCCCAGGATGCTAGCTACACTCTCCTGATACAACTGCATCATGTCTTGTTCCTCACGCACCACAATGTCCTCTGATTCGTTTTGTCCTACCATTTGACTCGCTCTCCTTTCTTAGTGGCTCCTATGCCTTAACACAACGCCTTCTGATGTCTGTACCCAGTCTGGCAACTCCTCGTCCCGACTCAGTATGTCACGTGCCCACGCGCCTACGCTCTGGTAGTTGGGACTGATAACATTGAGCAGGCCTTCCTCCCTAAAGTATTCAACTGCCTTATCCCTATCTTTGGCCAGTACCCAGGCTTTCTGTTCAATAGCAGGATAGAGTGTTATCACTCCGTCCAGCGTATACCGCTGGTCACCACCAAGGTTCTGCAACTGGAATAGTATCTGTTCTTGCAGTGCCTCGATCTCCCTTTTTAGGTCGCTTTCCTGCTTCGACAGTGCTTTCTTCTGATCCTGCTTTATCCGATACTCGTTTGCTAACACTGCAAGCTTCTGGTGTGCCAGTATCTCTGCCTGGCTTAGGCCCGCTTCCTTGCTTCTCGCGTCGTTCTCTGCCCACTCCGCTGCCCTCAGGTCGGGGTCTTCCAAGTCGCTTAATGCTTCCAGCCTGTCCTCGTCTTCTCGCGTAACCATTTAGGTCTTCTCCTTTCGGTAGCACCACAGCCTCAACACCAACGTTCTGGATGTAGTCCACCATACTTCCCTTCGCTTGAAGGTTGCTCAACACTGCGTCGTCTATCGTGCCTGGTATAACCAAGTCAATATACCTCACCACCTTTCTTTGTCCAATCCGATGCAGCCGATCCTCTGACTGCACACGATGGATGTAATTGTAGTCGTTGGAATAGTATACTGCCGTACTCGCCCCCTGCAAATTGATTGCCACCCCTCCACACGCAGGGTTCGATACCAGAACCCGATGATCATTATCCTGATTGAATAAGTCCATTGTCTGGGCGCGGTACTCGGAGCTATGCTGAGCCTCGATGGATAATGGATTATATGGTTCGAGGCGTTCCAGCAATATAGCTATGTCCCGAAGAAACCGCGCCCAGACCACCAGCTTCTCTGACCCACAGACCTGAGCGGCTATCTCATCAATAGTATCAAGCTTGGGCTGCCATTCTAACTCCACGTTGTCGCCTTCGGTGTTCTTAATAAAGCCACTCGTCACTTGTTGTAGCTTAACTATAGCAGCAGCCGCATTCGCCGCTCGCACTCTGCTCATCTGCCCATTCATCTGGTATTGAGCAACGAAATCACGAGCCAGCTTATTATACAGCGTCCTCATCTGCTTAGGTGGCTCGACAATCCAGTGTTGGTGTGTTCTCTCGGGTAGGTCCAGGCAGTCATTCTTGCTACGATAGTCGGCCTTGCGCCACATTAGCTGCTTTATCTTGTCTGACGATCCCTTCTTCGGTGCCCACATTCCAGGTATGTGTGGGACTCGTACCATAAAGGAATTGCGGAAGCGATACCAGCTTTTGCCAAAGGTCTCCCCTCCGTCCATTGCTCGATACTGACTCCACACGTCACCTATATCTCGCCCGATTGGTGTGCCGGTAAGCAGTATTACATAAGCACATCCGTCGGCCAGCTTGATGGCTGCCTTGGTGCGCTTCGCCGCCTGGTTCTTAATGTAATGACTCTCGTCAAGCACTAACATAATGCGGTTCTGTTCTGCCCACTCCGTGAGTTTATCGAGATGTCTCGTTAGGAGTGCGTAGTTTAGTATAACCACTGGTTTTTCGCAATCCCAAGCGTTGCTCAACTCTTGCTCCCGCTCGTCAGGTGTGCCGTCCAATACAAATATATCCGACCATTCGTTAGCGTTTAACTTGATCTCGGCAACCCAGTTATACAATGCTACCTTGGGTGCTACTATTATGCAGATGTCGCACTGCTCCTCCGCAAAGCACTTATCCATTACTCGAACAACAGGCAGGGTCTTCCCGACACCACATTCCCAGAATAAAGCATAGCGCTTGTTTGTTTGTAAAAGGTCGATGCCGTCAAGTTGGTGGCTATATGGTACTTGTGCGTTGTTAGTCACTATAATTCCAGTCCATGCTGCTTCTGGCGAGTGGCCTTCTCTACCTGCTCAATTCGCCAGCTAAACTTGTCGGATCGGAACTCCATTACATCTCCAGTCTATGCTGCTTCTGCGCTCAGTTAAAAGTTATCAATACCCGCATCAAATTTGTATTCTACTGTTCCAAAAGGAACTAATAACTCAACCCTATAAGGATGCCAAGACCTACCTCGCCCTACCCATTTCGTTCTCCAGCCGCATCGTTGGTGATAGTGATAGATTGCGACCGGCTTACATTGAGGGAGTTGCCGAACAGAACAGATTGTGGCCTCTACTTTTTCCAATTCAAGTGCCGCAGTCGAACCAGTGTAGTAGTAAAAACAGGGTCGTTGCTCTATTTGCCCCGTGCCTAGTGCAAATCTACCATACAACCAAGTACTTCCGTCTAGTGCGAAAATAGGCTTCTCAACAATGTAGTCTTCCCGTGGTGCTGTGAACATCATAATACCAGCTATGATGATCAATACCACGATGATGGGAAGGCCCAAAAATGCAGGGATGGCAATCGTATCGGCCCACTCTCGGTCTATTGGCCAAAATACTAACCAGCCGAGGCCACAGGCAATTCCAGCAACTTTTATGACAAACCAAAGAATACCCATTTCCTCAATCATTCGCACCGTCTCCTTTTAGCATCCGACTTCCGTCGCTTCTTCCTCGGCTGAGTTCTACCACACCAGCCGCACTTCGTACAAACATCGCTTAACCAGTTGCCACACTTTGGGCATTTCTTCACTTTATAGCTCAATATCACTTTCCACTTCGTTGCCCCAGACATCCCTTACGCAGGCCGCGCCGGTTTTCAAGCTACTCGGTGAACTCCTCCCGCAGCTCCTCTATGATTTCCAAATCTTCCGCTGTCCTAGCATCCCAGTAAGCATTTCGCGGCCTCGGCTCTTTGGTTTTATTCTCCACAATCTCCAGTACGCGGGCGAGGGGGACGAGCCGGCGTATAGTCCTCTCAAGCGAGTGTCGTGCTGCCCATAAGTGTTGGGCTACTTCCGCTTTGTCGTTCAGCCCATTGTCGAGTTCTGCGTCACTAATGCGACACCTTAGATAATTCAGTTCGTCCCAGATGTCCATTAAGCAGGCCGGTTTCAATTTGTCTGCATTACGCGGCCCAGGCAATCGCGTGCCGCACTCAGGACAATAACTCCACCAAACAACTTGCCCTATTTCTTGCACATCATCAGCCGGAGAATACTCGCTCAATACCCAGATTTCTAGTTCCGTATCATACTCCACGAAACCACAGGCACATATCTCCATCTTCGTCTCCTTTCGCCCTATTGATCAGCGTCGTCTTTATCAGCAATAATTGTAAACTCTTCGCCAACGCATTGATTGGGTGAAAACCCTGTCCGCTCTTTGACCCCAGGCCAGGGAATACGGAGCAGCGCATCCGCATACCAAGGCCAATTTGGGCTTTGGGGTTTACCACCTATGTCGCCATGTGTGTTCTTGAAGTCCTCAGCAGGCGGGTTATGCAAGCCCCACTTGATACCAACACCACAAAGTCCGTTAAAGACGGTGGTTCCCACGCGGCCATCGGGCAGGCGAATCTGTGTTCCTAATTTACAAGCCCGTGCATAGAGACTACTCTGACAATCCATTATCCGTCTCCTTTCGCCCTATTGAACAGCGTC